TAATAATACCAGAAATTGTTGCATTGCAGATTGAGTCTGTTGCACCATGCGGAAGGGGAAACCCTTCAACATTTCAGCTCTTTCAGAATCAGTTTTTTCAGGGAAAAGAAACTTCAGAGCTTCGATGCTGTCTACACCAAGCTCTTGTAGGTTCCTGACCACGACTGACTTCTGCTGCACGTCGTATGCAGTGTCCTCGTAGACATCACCCTGATACCGATAATCAACTTCTCGATCACCGTCCTCAGGAAGACCCACCACGCCTAGTGGTACTTTGTTTTCCGCGAGAGCTTGTTTCATAACCGCATCGAGTTTTTGCTCGAAGCGCATTACGGCTCTTTGATGCTTCTCGATTGCTTCTTGATCCGCGTCATTAGCGGGCGGTTTGGGTTCTTTAAGCCCACTAGCCAGCAAAAATGACTCACGGAAGATAATCTCCTGGTGATAAATCATCATCTCCAGAAGACGGCAGAAACCGTAGGTAAGGAAACTCTTATTTTTACGAAGAGCGGTCGCTTGGGCACGACCCATCAAACCTTTGATCTCAGTTGCCGTGGCACCTGCCGAAATAGAGATTTCGTCAACACCGCCAAGAGCTGTACGAATTTCTTCTCGCAAAAGCAACGTGTAACGGTTCATATCACCGTTAACCGGGTCTGGCGTCATGTAACCGACGCGATCAGACGCCTCAACGTTGGCGATGATCCGAGGAACTCGGAGACCACCGCCCATAGCAGTGCCAAAAGGCTCGCTTACTCGAGTAGAGGGCGAGTCCATGCCCGCAAAACCACTCTGACTACTGATAGTCGGGCGGAAATTGCTCTGGCTATCACCCGCTTCGACCAGATCGCTACGAGGACGCGAGCTGATGAGCGTAGGATTACCGAAAAACTCGATGTTTTTGGCGATATTGCGAGTCAATTGATCATGAAGCACGATTTGCTCCATGAACGGGTCAAATTCACCCTCTCCTTCCGTCCCACTTGCGCTGGGTTTATTTAAAACCTCCACAGCGGGGATAAACCCAAGCGTATTGGGACGTTTTTTAGCTGGAGTGAGTACAGAACCCGGTTCTAAGTCGAAACTAAGCTCTGTATCAGTCTCAATCTCACTAATTGTCTCGGCAGTAATAGAAAGTCGGACATATCGCTTGTTCTGACCGGATGTAGTACTCGGTAAACCAAGGCTACCGGCCTTAACCTTGTAGCTGTAGATAATGATGACTTCTTCGACCTCACCATTCAGGTCGTGATAGACCCGATATTGGTTCTTATTAAAAAAATAGATCTGATACTTTAATTTCTCGTCAGGGCGGAAGTAGAAGAGACCGCAGCCATCGATTAAAAAGTTTCGAATAATCGCTGGAAAGCGAATATCGAGCTTATTAAGCGTAATTACATCGTCTAAAAACCTAGTACGACTCTTATACGTATCCTGATCGCAGTAAAAAGTAAGACCCTTCTTGATCATCAAGAGGATCATCTGCTGAATATGACTCAGCACAACCATCGTGGACGATTGGCTGCTTCGATCCTGAGTGCGAGCCGCCTCAAGAATCTCTGAAAACCTATTTCGAGTATCTGCGGAGGCGGTCGACATTCATTTATTAGATAAGAGGACCCTTAATCGGGATCATTTTTTGGAACCCATCGCCTTAGCTTTGCGTGCTTTAGCGAGTGCGTCCTTACGCTTTTGGCTTTTTGCTTTCAGCTCTTCACCGCTGGGAGCTTTCTCTTCCTCACGCTTCTCTTCGAAGCGCTTGAGGAGTTCAGGAGGCATCTTATCAGCCATCGGGAAGAAGATAATTTTTCACTCTGTCCAGTTTAACCGCTTCTTCGGGTAAATCCTCGATGGGGTACCTAGTTAATAGATGATCTTCTCGGCCAAGCATATCCGTGGCACCTTCTCGAGGAATAAAATCAGCACATAAAGCCTGTACTTCAGGACGATCCCAGATGTAATGTTCTGCAATAGAGCTCAACTTGCGTGCTCGTCGTCCTGGAGTACCCATCCAGCTGAAATGCCAACCCGCATCGCGCAGACCGATAAATTTACGATTCGGTTGCTCACGAATACGAGTTAATGACCCGTGGGCTTTGAGTGTGCCAACAGTACACACGGTTGCACATCGCCATTCGAACAACTCCCCTTCAGGCGAAAACAACTGAAGGTCAGCACGTCCGTAGTGCATAGACATATTCAGACCGAAGATCTTGGAGGGGTTGTCTGAAAGAGCACTCTTTAGATCGTCAAAACAGTCCCAGTTAGGCAGCTCATCGCAGTCAGAACAAATAAAGACTGCATCTTCCGGTAGGAAAAAGAGTGCCTTAGCCAGTGCGTCCCTCTGACCACGCTCTCTAACCCAAGGATCAGGAGCCTCCTCCGGAGATGGGAGCTTTACCTCAAGGACTTGGATGGCATCAGAGGGCAACTTAAGCTCTGAAATTGTGTCCTTGAGAGTAAAAGGCTTAGGATCACCTCTATGAGTTCTATCACCCTCGGCGATAATAAAACCGTCAACGTGGTCCTTGAGGGCGTTTATGCGGAGCTCAAGTAGCTCTTTCTCGTTGAAGTAGGTGAAAGTATCAACAAACATCAGGCAGGAAGCAGGAACTTGTTTACGCGGGGGAGCGTGAATACGCCCTCAGGTAGTTTGTCGATAGGAAAACTTTCAATAATGTGATCCTCTCTGCCGAGCATGTCTACGCCACCGGGAGTCGCTGAGAACTCAGCACATTTTTCCTCGATGTCAGAGGTGTCAGTTTCCCAGTGGGCATAGGACTTCAACTTAGCCAGTCGGCGGTCTTTGTCCCCCATCCAGCTGAGGTGCCAACCAGCATCAAGCTCCCCGAAAGTCACATAATTAGTTTCAGCTCGCATAGATGAGAGCGTGCTGTGAGCTTTAAGAGTAGTTACTGTCGCAGCAAAGGCGTTACGCCAGTTGAAGGGAGAACCGTCGGGAGTGACTAACTGGCGATCAGCACGTCCGTAGTGCATAGACATGCTTAGCTTTACAACCTTGCCAGGGTTTTCCTCAACAGTCGAAACGAGATCATTTAATTTATCCGGATTGGCTATTTCATCAAGATCCGAACAGATAAAGACGGCGTCATCAGGGACCATATGCAGTCCCACACTTGCCGCATCTCGTTGTCCCCGCTCTCGTAACCACGGGTCAGGAGCTTCTTCCTTGGAGGGAAGCTCTACGTGTAGGACTTGAATCTTATCGTCTGGGATACCGAGTTCTTTAAGAGTCTCCAAGCAAGTAAATGGTTTCTCCTCACCTCTGTGCGTTCTATTCCCTTCGGTAATAAGGAAACCGTCAACGTGCTTCTCTAGAGTGCGGATACGCAGCTCAAGAAGCTCCTTCTCGTTGAAATAGGTGAAGACGTCTAAAAGCACGCTGGCAGCATCAGGACTGCCAACATACTAATTCAACCTGCTTCAGTTAAGTACTTTCCTGCTCGACGTTTAGCCCTGGACATAATTTCTCTGTCTTGCTCAAGGGCGTCAACGGGACCCTCGACACCGTCGCCGTAGGTAACAGTCGGAGTAGAGGGTGCTTGAGGAGTGGGTTGCCCGATCAGCTCGGAATCCTCGTCCGCCGACATCTGAGCAAAAGCTGAGTCAGCAGTTTGATTAGCCCGACGCTGTTGGTCAGCTGCAAAAACTTGATCCTGGTAAGCCTTGGAGAAGTTAAAGGCGTAGGGAACAAATTGATTAGCCATCAGTAGAGCACCTTGACACTGTCGACACTGCCGCCGCTAATAGCTGTGACTGCGAAGGGAAGTACCCTGTTCGCACCAACCTCAGCAAGAATCCACTGGCCTGGGGCGTCGTTCAGTTCGATGTAAAAGGTGTCGGTAGCGTCCCCTTCAATATATAAACCACGGGAGGTACTAAACCGCTTCTCCCCGTCAGCCGGTGCCCAGACAAAACCGCTCGCATACGGCAGACTGACCTGCTGAGGAAAGACAGAACCAAAAGCGCGGATATCCATAAGTAAGAAGCCTCAGTAATAGTTTAACCTTCTTGCTCAGCAATTTCGATGAGCTTGTTTATATACCATGCACACTTTTTGAGATCCTCAACACCGTTCTTGTGCTCGGTGCGCCATAAATACTTAATCGCCGAACCTCTGCAAAACCCTTTGAATCCTTCAGACCCAAGAGACGCCCTAAGAGCATCGATGCATTCGATCTCACCTTGGTTGTAATGAGACGGATGAGAGACACGATCGCTCATACAACGAACATCTCAGAAATATCCATGAGGGTACCATCCTCATCAGCTAGAAGCTTGCTGTACTTTTTATCTAAATGCTCCAGCAGGCCGCAGGGGGCGATGACAACCTTGTCTTTGTCCCTTACAACTGGCACCACTCGACGATGCTCCTGCCCTTGCCTAAGTCCCTCAAAGGCAAGTCCCATAGAGCTTCTGTCGGCAATCGGCCAACAACGGTGACCAGTCAGCTCGAAACTTCTGACTGAATCACAGCTCTGCGAATAGATATAGGCCTCTGCCATCTTTTGATCCAGAACCATTAGACCCATGTAGGGGTTACCCAGAGAGACAAAACCAAGGAAATCCAGCGTGGGCGTCAAATACGCCTGCACTTGATAAGGTCGATCACCCCAAACATCTGGCGTAGGTCCCGTCAGACGCCATTTTTTATAGTTGTCGAACGGAACGCATTTATGGTCGTACCGCTCATAACGGCAGAAACCTGGCTCAAGATTTAACGGTTTAAGGAACTGACGATAAGTTAACCAATAGATATAGTGTTCACTGGTAAACACCATGTCATTTTCGCTGTAGATATAGATGTCATAAGACTTGGTTTCGACAGCCAACTTCAGTGTCGGTTTGTGCGACCAGCAAAGAGCAAACCCTTGATACTCAGGATCCGCAACCAGAACACACAGATTTAGTGTCTCGAGGTTCGGTTCAAGAACCGCTAAGAGGATCTCCTTATCCTGTTTGTGCTCGTGATCGATATAGATAAAAACATCTTTTTGAGCAGCAGGGATCTCCTCATAGCCCCTCAAGACCTCTAAGAGCTGATCTACACGTGAAAGTGGGTCGTGAGCTGTGATGTTGAACATCACCCTGTAAGTGTTCATTACAGCTGCGTCGTAACGCCAGGATTCCGCGATCATTGATCAGTACTCCGTGTGGTAGTTACCACGGCGTTGCAGGAAGCACACAAGATGTGTATAAGCGTCAAGCAAGTCGTCGTGAGAGGTAGCACCGACGTTAATAATCTGATCAAAAAGCTGATCGAATCTTCGGTACCGATTGAAGACCACCTTCTTGTTCTCCAGAAGCCCAAGGGTACCCCTGAACCGAGCGATCTTGTCTCCTCTGAAGCCTTTCACTTCATGGATATGAAGATTACCAAGGCCCCATTCGTTCAACATCACTCGTTTTAGATCTGCTGCAAGCGATGCTTGGTAAGCCACGGACTCAACGACAAGGGTACAAGTGGAATATGTAGGGAAGTACTGCCCCTCGGGGTTCTCTTGAAGGATGCCCCACTCAACAAGCATCTTGCACAAAAGATCGATCTTCTCGAGGTTTCCGATCGACCGAACCTGATGGGCATCAATGATGTAGTACTGATCTTTAAGCCTCCCTCCAAGAACAAAAGCGGTGTAATCAGAGGTTTCGTTCTTACTCGCTGAGAGGTCGATTCCGACAGCAAGAGAATCGAACTCCGTAACAACATCTCCCTTCACCAAGAGGTCTGGCGAAAGGATCAGATCCGAAGTCATCACTGGTTGCTGCTGGTACTGGAAGGCGAATGCCACGGGGTCCAGTTCCTTCTGCCCGAGCAAGTACTCAACACTCCACTGCTCAGGCCAATAACTCACAGCCTCACCAGCGTTGTCATATGTAAGTGCTTCCTGCTGAACCTGCTTCCAGCCCTTCTCAGGCACGAACATCGTTTTATGGATGTCGAGGGGGTGGAATCGAGTACCTAGGCAGATAGCTCGACCACCTTCAAAAATAATCGGAGCGATAACCGAGCTCCAATTACCGTTCATCTCCTCCCTAATCGAAGGGTTTTTAATGTCAGTGCTCGATTTAATAGGGTCATCCACGATGACCAAATGGGCACGTTTTGACGTGATCGAGCCTCGAAGACCTGCTGCTCGAAGGGTGAATTCCTCGTCACCCACTCGGCTGATGCCTGCGTAATCGAAATCGATCGACCAACCAATATCCGATTGCATGCCAGCACGCAATTGGACCTTTGGGAAGATTTTCTTAAATGTTGCAGAGTCGATGATCTGCTTAATAATTCGACTCTTCGGGATTGCTGTAGCGATGTTGTATGAGCAGTAAATGATCTGGAGCGGAAGGCCAGCAGTTGTATGTCTACCGATAATCCAGGCAGTGAACATATTGAGCACCGTGGACTTTGCCGAGCCTCGTGGAGCAAGGATGTCCAGATTGGGGCCTGCAATGTCTAGTAAGTATCTATTGCTCTCACCTGTAATCAAATGCTTGTGCCACTCCAGCATATGAGCCGCCGGAGCTTTATCCATAATTGTACAGAACGTATGGAAGTCCTGTGATGCTCTAGTAAATATAGTATCTAACTCAGGCGCATCAGACTCAACAGCCTTAGTAGCTCTAAGTTTTAGAGCACGTCGATACGCAAAACTCTCTCTACTCGGCATGCTCTTTTAAAAACTGTCTGTATACTGTCAGAAAGATTTTAACCCTGGCATGGCCAAAATTCTTTGGTACGGAGATATCCTTTCGAACACCGGCTTCGCTCGTGTGACACACAGTATTCTTGAGCACCTTGCGAAGGATAACGAGATTGTCGCTTTTGGAATTAACTACACCGGAGACCCTCACGATCTTCCTTTTAAGGTCTACCCAGCCTCTGCGCTGAACCCCAGCGATCGTTTCGGTATTCATCGTCTGCCTCTTGTCGTACAACAAGAGGACCCAGACTTCGTCATCTGCCTGAACGACATCTGGATGGTGAATCAGGTGTGGGAAAGAATTCATCTCCTGAAGTCATCGATGAAATTCAAATTCATCGCTTACTTCCCTATCGATAGTGAGTGGTACATCGAAAACCACATGAGGTTTATCAAGGACTGGGATTTCGCAATCACTTTCTCGATTGAACAAGCTCAGCGAATTATGAGACACGGGGTCGAACCCAGGTTGCTCGGGGTTATCCCCCACGGTTTAGATACTGACAAGTTCCACACTCTTGATAGAGACGAGTGCCGGAAGAAACTAAGTCTCCCTCTCGATAAATTTATTGTCCTTAATGCCAACAGGAACCAACCTCGCAAGAACATCGACCTAACGATCAAAACCTTCGTTAAGTTCGCAAAAGACAAACCTGATGCTTCGCTCTACCTGCACATGAGCGAGAAAGATCTCGGTTGGGATATACGAGCCATCTTTAATACCGAAATGAAGCGTGCTGGTCTCGATCCAGACCAACGGTTAATCATGACTGCAAACAATATCGATTACACGAATGCTCCACCCGATGAGCTACTAAACACCATCTACAACGCTTGCGACGTGGGACTTAATACCTGTAACGGTGAAGGCTGGGGACTCGTGCCTTTCGAGCACGCAATCTGCAAAAAACCTCAAGTCATGCCAAACCACACCTCATGCGCTGATATTTGGAAAGACAAAGCCTTACTAGCCGATGTCGCTGCCTGGATCTACGACAAGGATTTAGGAGTTGAACGTGGGATTGTTGATGTAGACGACGCGGCGGAAAAACTCTCGATGCTGTACGAAGACAAAGAGTTTTATAAGAAAGTAGCCGACGACTGTTTTGAAGTGACTCAGAACCCTTCTTACCGTTGGGACAAAATCGCTGAGGGTCTCGAAAAGGCTATGCAGGAGCTGTCCAAATGAGCAACCAATTCCACCGCTACCGCAATTACCACGCTCAGACTGTAGTTAAAGCGAGACTACGTAGCTCTGTCGGTTACCCAACTGTTTTTCAGCAGGCTGAGGATATCGGAGGTACGTTTACTCGAATTACCAAAGGGTTGCCTGAGGGAAGCGTCGCTAACTTCAGCCCCAGCCTAATCAAGCATCGAGGATCATCCCTTATTGCTTGGCGTTCACAGCCGGAATTTTTCTGTTTCCGGCACGATATGAAGTATTTCTACTACAACAACACACCAACCGATTTGTGGGTTGGCGAGCTTCTAGACGACTCCACGATCATCGCCCCCAGAAAACTGCGCCCTGGTAAACACCGGCTTAGTTACGAGGACCCACGTCTCTTCGTAACTCCCGACGACAGGCTCCACTGCCAATTCGTAACTAGTACATACGCAACGAAATGGGATTCAACGAAGCACTTGATGCTGAAAACTCCGAAAGTCTGCGTGGGCGAAATCAATGAGTACGGGCATCTTGTGGAGTGTATATACCCAAAGATCGGTAAAAACTATGTCGATGGAGCCTCAGAGAAGAACTGGTGTTTCTTTAATGATGAAGAAAAACTTCGTCTTCTTTATTCAGTCGCTCCGCTTTGTATTAAGACTCCTGGCGAGTCAGATAAAACGATCGATTCAACGTGCCTCGAAGATGCGACAGGTAAGTACCCAACGTTTAACTCCACGGCTCCGATCAAAGTAGGAGACGAGTGGCTTGTGTTCTTCCACTGGAAGTACATGGTGACGCAAATCAGTGGAAGACCTTACTTGATGTACTGCTTAGGTGCACTAACTCTGGACGAGAATCAAACCAAAATTACCGGCTTCACAAAAGAAGCTCTGTTTACCGGATCTACTCAAGATGATCTGATCACCTGGACAGACGCGATGGGTAATGATATCTCTAATCAGCCCGCATGTATCCTCCCCTTCAGCTGCTATCTGGAAGATGAAGAGGAACTTGTCATGGCTATGGGGGTCAATGACAGTTTTATGGGTGTCTTTAGAACACCTATCGTCAATATCCTTAGCTTAATGACTCGAGTCTGAGATATTTTGGGCACTGGGTTTATTAATCCAGTGCCTTAAATTTAAATATTACGATTTCTCTTCTCGTTCGATAGTTCCCCAAACCAACAACGAGGCTTCTTCGAGAAGCGAGCTGATCGTCGGCTGGTCGTCAAAGCTGTTAATAAGCTCACGAAGACATCTGTCGGCACCTGCCAGAAGTAGCCCACGGCGATCAAGGCCGTCTGTCAGTGCGCGAACCGCTTGAATATGGGACCGAAGCTCCTTTTGTAAGACAGCGATCTTGGTAGCAGCAGTCGCATAATCCAACATGCCCGTCGTGGTCATCGACCGGACATTGGCTAAGTCGTCTTTGAGCGCATCGATCTCAATCAGAAGATCTTTACGGAGATCAGTTTTGGGGTACCGCTCTTGAATAAAAGCAGTCAGATCTGCAATAGAACCCTGGTAGCCAGGGGTTAGGAACCGAGCAAAAAGATAAGCCTCGATATCGCTCGTACTGTTTTTGGCGTAATGCTTAAAGGCGTCCTGTTGAGATTTCCCAAGCGAAGCCAACCACTCGGCAACACTTGTGGAGTCGCCGATTGTCGATTTAATCATGCAAAGTACCGCTGACCAGCCAAAGCTTGACCTGCTCCGAATCGCTTCAGTGCAAGTTGAGCCTGCGTCTGACCACGGATATTCTGTAAGTCACTGATGGTCTTAGCCTGTTGAAGCTTTAAGCCACTCTCAAGTGATTGTGCACCTAAGGCAAGAGCGCCTTCAGTTGCGGCTCGTTGGCTGAACACGCTTGCCAGCGTATCAGCTTGTTTTTGAGCAACTTGCGCACGAGTCTGCTCTTGCAGACCCTGAATGTCTTTGCTTGTGGCAGCGAGACCTTTAGCAAGCGCATTCTCACCAGCCAAAGCTGCAGAACCAGCTTGAGCTAACAACGTGGGACCGGCTAACTCAGTGTTGAGTCGGGCATAACCAAGATTCTTCAGCAGATTGATACCGGCACCAGCTGCAGTACCAGTAATTGAAGCCTGAGTAGCAGTCTGTTTTTGAGCTCGGTCAATGGCTTCCTTAAGAATCGCAAGTTGAGCCCCTGCCTCAGTGGTTCCCTGAAGACCGAGAGCACCCCCAAATGCGCCCTGCAGGACGCTTAAACCCTGCATTGCAGCGGTTAGGGGGACATTCTGAGCAGCCGCTTGTGC